CAATATTTGAAACCATTTTCGGGCTACCATTAGACAAAACAACGGATTTGTCTTCGAAATTTAATAACGGCGTCTTTGAAAGTTCCGTTGATGTCGAAATTATTTGTTCGCGAAGCGGTTGTTCATAATCTGCCGAAGTTGCTATTGTAGGAAACATTTTATTCGCCCTTTTTTAATACTTTATCTAACAAAATAAAACGGTCTTTTTGTTCAAGGCTTGCAATGATTACATTGTCCCCGATTTGCAAATTGCATTTCAAAGCAAGTAATTCGTCGCGAACGCCTGAAATCGCATTCGATAAATGAACGACCGCCGTCGGCATTTGACAATCTGCGCCCGTATAAGAATGAACTTCTTTAATCCCTTGCGCGGAATCAAGTTCCGACGTTACCGTTGAAGATAGAACGCCTGTCGAATCAATATTGCAACGAAAACGAAACCATTCCGAAATTATCAATTCGTCGTCTTCTTGCAACATGATTTTTCCGTCTGCATAACTGACAATTATTAACGGCGTTATTTGTTCGACGCGCGCTATAATTGCGCTTTTTAAGTCTTTCGGATTGTTTCTATTGTTTAATTCGTCCGCAAGAACTGAAAAAAAGTCTTTTTTGTTTTTCCCCATGCCTGTTACCTCATTTCAAGAGAAACCGCCACGCGTTCGGTTTTCCCGTCAATAGTATGTTTTGAAGACTTAATCAAAAAAGAACCTTTAATCCCGAATTTTTCGCAATCAATCGGCATAATAACGCCCTTATGCATGCGATAATCGCCCAACATCGAAACGTCAATCGTCTTCGACAAAACGTTTAATTCTTTTAATTTATCGGACGCGATTTTCTGCAAATTATTTGTCTTCGAAGTGTCAACGGTTTCAACTTCACACAATAAACCGTATTTGCTGCTTGATTCTGCGTCTTCAACTTGTATTCGTTTTATGTTTTCCGCCGAATTATCCGCAACCATGATTCGGTTTCTTAATTCTTGCATGGAAACTTTAATCGTCGGATTATGAATTGATTTTTCGCTACTCATAGAAAACGCGTCAACAAGTTCGCCCGACAAATCCGTTATTGTTTCATATTGTTTAACTTCGAATTTACCCGTTGCGCACGATGTGTAAACGTCTTTAATTGCCCCTTTGCTTTTTGCAAGGTCAATCAATGTTTTTATAACGTCCGAAAGTTTTTTGTCTTTGAATATTTCTGTTACCGTCGCCGATATTTCGGGAATGTCCCCGACGGGTATTGAATAATTTTGACACAATTTTTTTAAAGCGTCCGAAATTTTCATTGATTTGAATTGTTCAATAATTTCGTTTTGATTGATATAAAATCCGCAATCATAACCCGAATAACGGAAAACATTTTCTTCGGATTGTTCAAAATCGGTAATTATACCCTTTAAAACAATTTCCCCGTTTTTCGTCATTATCTGAAACAACGACCCGACTTCATACAATGAATAAGTTGTAAATGAAAACGGATTTGAAAACGTTTCCAAATCGTCCGACCATTCGGGCGAAACTATATTTTCAACGACTTCGCCGTTTATCAAATATAAATATTGCATTCTATATCAACCCAACTTTTGAAAGTGCCTTTTTCGCGACGCTTTGAACGGTCAATTTTGTTAATAATGAACGAAGATTCGGCGACGCGTTGACATAATCCCACGCGTTGTCGGGAAATTCCGTTAATTTAATTGAATACTTCAAGTCGCCCGCTTTATCTACTGAATACGAAAAGCCGTCGTCGATTGTCGCTAACATATTAACAATCGGGCGTTTTTTTATTGATGTAATAACAACGCGCACGGGAATTTTCGCTTTAATTGCTGATTGAATAAAATCAACGTAATCGTAACCGTTCGGCAATGAACCAATCGCGCAAAATCCGTATTCCTTATTTACTGGAAAAATGGACGACCACGAAACCTCTGTCAATGATTTATCGCCGACAAGACGAATATCGCCTTTGACCGTGTTTACTGTTTCATTTTGCCCGCCTGTTGCAATAGAAACATCGGGCGGAACTATTGGGACAACGTAAAGGTTGCCCCCTGTTATATCGCTTAAAGTTATATACATTATTGAACCGCCATTGCTACCTTTAATCTACGAGCGAAAACGCTCGCAAGTTGATTCAAGAACTCGTCGTTTCCGACCATGTTTCCAAGAATCGTAATATTAACATTAACGCCACGACCGCCGTTAAGCATTTTCGCGGTATTATTCGCATTCGTTACGGAAGCGCCTTTCGGCATGTTTACAAGTTCCGCGCCATGTTCGCCGACAAGCGTTAAACCACCGCCCGAAAAAGCCGTTCCGAGTGCGTTTTTCTTAACTTCAACGTTATCGACTTTAACGTCTTGCTTCGGTTTAATGCCCACGAACGCTTTCATTGCGTCAACTGCTTTTTTAACTGCGCCCGTTACTTTGTCCCAATTTTTAACAAGAAGAACAATCCCGCCAATCAATAAGCCAATACCGACCGCAACTAACCCGATAGGATTTGCCAGTTGAAGCGCGTTCCAAATTCCTTGCGCTTCCGATACTAATTGAATTGCTTGTTGTAACGTCTTGATTACGGCAATAGTTCCGCTAATTGCTTTAAATGCAAGGATTGAAGAAACACAAACCGTCGCAATTACGCTTAAACCGTCTAAATGTTTAATCAAGAATTGAACAACGTTCGCCATAGCATTAAGAGCGGGAAGCAATGTCGCACGAATTTTCGGAAGTTCGTTAATTAAAGACTTTTGCAACTCGATTATTGACGGCATAAGAGCGGAAGCAATCCCCGCGCCCAACATCGTGGTTGCTTTTTTCATATCATCCATTAAGTCGCCATATTCAACGCAATCGTCAACCAATTCGTCGCCCATGACAAGCCCTAATTCGTGCGCCCTGTTTTTCAAATCGGTTATTGTTTGCGCGTTACCGTTAATAATCGGCGCTAATTCTGCGCCCGAACGTCCGAACAAATCATTCGCGATTTTTGCTTTTGCGCTACCGTCTTTCATTTTAGTTAAAGCGATAACGCATTCGTTGAAGACTTGTTCTTGATTCTTTAATTTTCCGCTTGAATCTTTAACGGATACGCCCAATTTGTTGAACGTTGCGACCGAATCTTTGTTCCCGCTTGTTACTTTGTCAATCTGATTAACAAGCGTCTTCATGCCCATTTGCAAAGATTCAACTTGCATGCCTGATTGCGAACAAACGTAGTCCCATTCTTGAAAACCTTTGCGCGACAAACCGATTTTTTGCGACAATTTGTCCACCCTGTCGCCTAATTCCGCCGTCTTATTTACTGCAACGCCCGCCGTAGCAACCACCGCACCAAGTCCCGCGCTAACTGCAATCGTAGCGTTTTTCAATTTTCCACCGATGTCTTTTGATAATTTGTTAATCTGCGTATGAAGTTTTTTTGCTTCTTTTTCGGTGATTCCGATTTTTTCCGCAATTTTTGTCATTTGCGGTGAACATTGGTCTTTTAAGGCGAGAATAAGCCCGATAGATTTTCCCATTTTTGAACCTCTTGTTCGACTTCTAATAACATGGACGCTTCCATGAACAATCTATCCGCGAAAGATAAATTGTTCAAATATTCAAGCGTATGACCCTTTTTAATATAATGATGTCGGAACGTCAATTCGGGGTCTTCGATTATTTTTTTTTAACCGATTCAACGTCCGAATTATTTCCGTAAATATTCAAAATATAATTGCCTAATTTTAACATCTCGATTACTTTTGAACCGTATATTGTCAACGGCAACAAATAAGGGTCTTCGATTTCAAATTCATCGCAAAGCCCTTTTTCTCTAAACATCGGACAATTTTCATAAATCAATTTTGAATATAAATATTTTTCATCTTCGGGATTCGCCCCGCCTGATAATAAATCAACAACCGAGTTCGGATTCGAACTTTCTACTTCAATATAAGCGTTGAAAACATTCGAAAAAAACGGGTCGGGCTTTTTGTTGATTAAGCCTTTACGCGCAAGTAACATTTCGGTTGTTACAAATTCTTTTTTTTGTTCTTTCTTTGTCATTTGTTCAAACTCCTATTTTAAAAAAGCACGGGCAATATTTCATGCCCGTGTTTTTGATGTGAATTAAGTCAAATCTTGATAAGAATAAGATTCGGCTTCGTATGGAATATCTTCAACAATAACTTTCTTTTGTTCAAAGTTGATTAAATCCAATTCGTCAAACGTTACGCCCTTAATGATTGCGCGTTGCATTAAGCCTGTCGTTTTATTTTCCAATAAACCGATTAACTTAATTTCGGGCGCGTTGCCGTCTGCATATTCTTTCATAATTCCCGCGATTGAATTGTCAATCTTGAATTTTGAAATTGTTCCCGTTAATTCGATACCAACTAAACGACGGGAAGTTGTTAATTGTCCCGCTTTGTCGATAGTTTCGAAAACGTTCTTTTGTTTAAGTGTGAACGATTTAATTGACGCGCAAAGAGTATCGTTAATCCACAATTTGCCGTCCGTTCCGTTCAAAGTTTCATTTGTGTTAAAGCCCATGTCTTTTACTCCTATAATTACCTTAATACATTTCAACTTCCATGCTCATTCCCTCGATTGCGTCAAGGAATTTCGCATTCACAAGCGGATAAATCATATTTTTGAAAGTTAATTTCTTAATGTCTAAATCTGACATTTTGTTGATTTCGTCCGCGTCTTTTCCGACTGCAATCCACATTTGACGCTGTTTTTTAACGTTTACGTCAACACGGTTGTCATAATCGGGGTCAAGGATTCCGAGTTCTTCAAGTTGTTCAAGGTAGTAATTACAAGCCGAGAAGAAAAGACATTGATTGTCGTATTTGTTTTTATACTTGCCTTTGTAACCTGTGCGGAACGCGTAAACAATATCGTCGTTAAGACGTTTCATTCCCTCAACGATACAAATTGACTTCATGTCTTCGGTTATATTTTCGCCCAACGTAACAAGCGTATTAACGGGACTTGCAACGCGAACGCCCTCTTCTTCGTTGTATAAAGTGCAAAAACCGTGTTCAATTTCTTCGGGTAAAACAACGGATTTTAATTCGGTAAATACTTTGTAAGAAATTGATTTGTCATAAGGACAACCCGCAATCACACCCACGAGAATCGGCAATAATTCAACGGTGTTTAAGACTGTTCCGTCTGTCATTGTTGCGGACGGGTTATTGTTCGCAACTACCCACATTGAATCGGCTTTTTGATTATACACAAGCCCGAAGCGTTTTTTCTCGCGACAATAACTAACGACTGTCGCTTGTTCGCCAATATCAGTCGTAAAAATCCAATTCCAATTTATAACGTTGATTTGTTCAACAACTCCGGAAAGATTTTTCGAATATTCAAGAACGTTGACTTCAACTGCACCGCCGTTGAAAATTTGCTTGATTTGCGTTTCAAGTTCAAGTTCGCCGTCAAGAGAAAAGACTGCCGAACCGAAAACGCGTAAACGGCTTCCATGTTCTACGATTGTATTTTCTGCGGTTAAATCGTAAACGTCTTCGCCAATTACAAACGAAACGTTTTCGTTGTATTCGGTAATGACACCGACTTCGGTTTCGCAAGTTTCGTCTTCATAAACTGCAACGCCAACGTTCAACATTGCTTTTGAATAATAAGTTTTGTCGGAAGTGTACGAATACAATTTTGCA